GGTATACCTGGTGGCGGACCACCCCCTGAAGCAGGTGGTGAAGTTGGTGCTGGTGGCATCCCTAGTCAAACAGGTGGTGCTGGCGGCGCTGCTGCTGGCGGCCAGACTGCAGGCGCACCTCTTGCAGGCGGTTAAAACGCTAAATAATTTTTACTGAGGTTGTAGCAATGCTTTTAAATGAAATGTTTAATGATGATAATGGTGAATATCAAGATTTAAGTCGTGATAATAGCGTTGCAAAAACACATGATTTACGTAAAACCAAACTTACGCTAGCGCAAATTAATCAGCTACGTAAGATGAACGATCAAAGAAATGTTGAATACGTAGAAGAAATCATGAAGGTGCGTAAGCAATATGGTGCCACCGCAGCACCTCAACCAGGTCTATAATTCACAAAATCGTCAAAATCAACCTATTTGGAACTGTATTTAATAATTCATATTAAATATAAACATAGGACAAAATCCCACAGGAGTTTAACATATGCGTAGTCGTTACGAACAACTTATTGAATACATCATTAATGATGAAACCGACAAGGCTAAGGAACTATTCCATAATCTTGTTGTCGAAAAGAGCCGTGATCTTTACAACGAACTTGTTGCTGAAGAAATGGAAGAAGAAATGGATGAAAACTATGATCATGACATGGATGAAGCTGGTGACAGCATGGACTCTACTGATGACATGATGCATGACATTGAAGCTGATCATGAAGGCATGGATATGGATGATGATAGTGATCATGATGACATGGACATGGACATGGACAATGATGGCGATATGGACATGGGTCATGAAGAAGGTGAAGGTGACATGGAAGACCGTGTTATGGACCTTGAAGATGCCCTTGACGAACTCAAGGCTGAGTTTGAAAAGTTAATGGCTGATGAAAAGAGTGAGCCAGAACACAGTGATGGCGAAAACGATCCAGATTTTGCAGAAGAAGGCGTTGTTCGTGAATACGTTGAAAAGGTTGGTGAATTCTACAAGGGTGAGTTTGGTGCAAAGCCAAATGGTAAACCAGTAGGCGCTGGCACTGGTGACTTTGTAAAGACTGGTGAAACAAATCCAAAGAGCGTTGTTGCAAACAAGAACGACATGGGAGGAACTGCAAAGAACCTTAACCAAAGTCAACGTAACGAAGACCCAGATGGCAAGGCTTATCGTGGTCCAAAGAACGAATATAGCAAAGGTGAAGGCAAAATTCCAGGTGCTGACAAGTTCTTAAATGCACCAGGTGGTGACGCTGGTAAGAAAGGTTTCTCAAATGCTAAGAAACCACAAAGTGCAGAAGGAAAGTTTGCAACTGGCGGCGGTCCAAACATCAATAAGAAAGATGTTCTACCTCGCTAATAAGGAATAATAATGAGTAATTTGCTTATCGAAAATCTTAGTTACGATCAGGCTAAAATGGAAATGAGTCATTCAGATGAAGGCAAAAACCTTTATCTGAAAGGCATATGTATCCAAGGTGGTGTAAAGAACGCTAATAGTCGTGTTTATCCTATCACTGAAATTAATCGTGCTATTGAAACACTCAATAAGCAAATTAAAACAGGTTATAGTGTATTGGGTGAAGTAGATCACCCAACTAACCTACGCATCAATCTTGATCGTGTAAGCCATATGATTACAGAAATGTGGTTAGATGGACCAAATGGTTTTGGAAAGATGAAGATTTTGCCTACACCAATGGGCAATTTAGTTCGCACCATGTTAGAAAGTGGTGTTAAACTAGGAGTAAGCAGTCGTGGATCAGGCAATGTTAATGAACACGACGGCGCAGTAAGCGATTTTGATATCGTAACTGTTGATATAGTAGCACAGCCTAGTGCACCTAATGCCTACCCAACAGCAGTCTATGAAGGGCTAATGAATATGAATGGTGGTCATCGTATACTAGAAATGGCTAAAGATTTAAATCAAGATCAACGAGTTCAAAAATACTTACAGGAATCAGTCCGTAAGTTTATTAATGAATTGAAAATATAAGTTCAGGAGAAATTAATGTTCGAAGCTCTAAAACCATTACTAGAAAGCGGACTTCTGAACGAAGATACTCGTAAAACTCTAGAAGAAGCATGGAATGCAAAACTAGAAGAAGCACGTAGTGAAATTCGTACAGAAATTCGTGAAGAAATGGCAGGTCGTTACGCACATGACCGTGCTGTTATGGTAGAGGCTCTGGACAAGATGGTTAGCGAATCACTGACTGCTGAAGTTCGTAAGATTGCAGCAGAACGTGAATTGGTTAGTGAAGATCGTGTAAAGTTCACACAGCAAATGATGAATAAGGCTAAGAATTTTGATTCTTACTTGAGTGAATCACTTGCGGGTGAAATTTCAGAACTTCGTAAAGACCGTGCAGTTATGCATAATACTATTGGAAAGTTAGAAGCATTCGTTGCTGAAAACCTACAAGCAGAGATTGCAGAATTTGCACAAGATAAGGCTGATCTTGCACGTACTAAGGTTGCAGTAGTAACTGAAGGACGCAAGAAACTAGAAACACTTCGTGATTCTTTTGTAAAGAAAGCAAGTGCGCTAGTAGAAGGTACTGTCACAAATCATCTACGTTCAGAACTAAATCAACTTAAAACTGATATTCAAGAAGCAAAAGAAAACAACTTCGGTCGTAAGATTTTCGAAGCTTTTGCAACTGAGTTCGGTGCAAGTTATCTTAACGAACGTGCTGATATCAAGAAGTTAACTAAGCAGATGCATGAAGTGATGAATCAACTTAGTGAAGCTCGTGAAGAATCAGAACGTGCAATGACTGAAGTTAAGAAGAAAAATGATGAAATACGCCGCATCAACGAAAGTATCGAAAGAAAAGGCAAAATCAACAATTTGCTTGGTCCGCTAAGCAAAGACAAAGCCGCTGTGATGTCAACACTGCTGGAATCAGTCCCAACAGATAAATTAGACGCAGCATTTAAAAAGTATCTCAATCCAGTTATGGAAGGCACTGCATCAACTCCAGCAAAAAAGGAAATGATTGCAGAAACTCGCACTGAAGTAACCGGTGATCGTACTGTTAAAGCAGATCAGAGTTCAAGCAACATTGTTGAAATGAAGCGTCTGGCTGGACTAATAAGAAACTAATTAATTGGAGAAGACCCTATGACACAAGAACTAATTGAAGGACGTTGGGACGAAACCAAAGCAGCCCTATTGGAAGGCTTAAGCGGTAATCGTCGTACTACAATGTCAATGGTATTGGAAAATACCAAGAAGTACCTAGCAGAAAATGCAACTGCTGGTGGTACTGCAAGCGGTAACGTAGCAACACTTAATCGTGTTATTCTACCTGTTATCCGTCGTGTTATGCCCACTGTTATTGCCAACGAAATCGTTGGTGTTCAGCCTATGACTGGACCAGTTGCGCAGATTCACACTCTACGTGTTCGCTATGCAGATAGCTTCACAAGCAATGGTACTGGACAGTTTGGTACCAATGCAAACATCAATGACGAAGCACTTTCACCATTCAAGATTGCATCTGGTTATTCAGGCGCTCCATCAGGCGTTAATAGCGCAGACGGTCGTGCTGGTTTCACTGCTGCGCTCGAAGGTACACCAGGTCGTCGCTTGAACGTTCAGATTCTAAAACAACCTGTTGAAGCTAAGACTCGTAAGCTATCAGCACGTTGGACTTTTGAAGCTGCTCAAGACGCTCAAGCAATGCATGGTCTTGATATCGAAGCTGAAATCATGGCAGCTTTGGCACAAGAAATCACTGCTGAAATCGATCAAGAAATCCTTTACAGCCTACGTTCATTAGCTGCAACTGAATTCACATTCAACCAAGCTACTGTAAGTGGTACTGCAACATTCGTTGGTGACGAACATGCTGCTCTAGCAGTTCTAATCAATCGTGCTGCTAACCTAATTGCACAACGCACTCGTCGTGGTGCAGGTAACTGGGCTGTTGTTTCAAGTGCTGCATTGACTGTTCTACAGTCTGCAACTACTTCAGCATTTGCTCGTACTACTGAAGGTGCTTTCGAGGCTCCAACAAACACTAAGTTCGTTGGTACTCTAAACGGCGCAATGCGTATCTATGTAGATAGCTATGCAACTGATACCATCCCTGTACTAGTTGGTTATAAGGGCACAAGCGAAGCAGATGCTGCTGCGTTCTATTGCCCATACATTCCACTAATGAGCAGTGGTGTTATCCTTGATCCATCAACCTTCGAACCAGTTGTTGGTTTCATGACTCGTTATGGTTACATTGAATTGACTAACGTAGCAAGCAGCTTCGGTAACGCTGCTGACTACCTAAGTGAAATCGCAGTAAGCAACCTTTCATTCCAGTAATACTGATTAGGTTCTTAAAAATTAAAAACCCCCTGAAAAGGGGGTTTTTTATTGTCTTAATTTTTTTATTAAAAAATTAACGACGAATATACCCAGCAGCAATACGAGTAATATCGCAACGTGCGATGCCGATATCTGCAAGATCACGATTTGTTAGGTTGCTCAATTCAATAACAGTACGACGATAGCGATTGTGCTCGCTTATCTTCTTCGATATATAATTTATAAGGTTCTGCATAGTTTTTCTCCACTTGTTATGCATTATACGCACATATTTATTGCAGTGCAATATAAATTTTACTGCGATAAAAACGTTACTGCTATGCATTTAAACATGTCTAGACAATCATTCAATTTATGGTAAATATAAGATATTAGGATATAAGCATGGTTCTGCGTCGTTATTTTGGTAAGATAAGCCCTCTTCAAATTGGTAATCTTGTTGGTCATGAAGGTGAATTCGTCATTGATGAATCAACAAATTATGTATATGTTATGGACGGCGTTACACCAGGCGGTACAAGAATACTTTATACAAACGTCAATGCTGCAGTTTCAAACATTTATGCCAATGTTAATCCAAGTGTTAATAATTATTTTACTTTAGGAAATGTATCTAATGTTTGGTCAAGTGCTTATGTTGGAACTATCAACTTTGGTGGTCGTCAACAGATATACACTGATAACACTGTTGGTGCAAATGCTATCACTATTACTGCTAATATTAACAATGATATAACGGGTTTTCAAGCTATTGAAGGACCATCTGGATCAGCACAAATTTATACACAGGGTAACATATATCTTTATACAAATACCGCTGGTTCTGCACCAGAATGGATATTTGATAATGTTGGTAACTTAACAATACCTGGTAACATTAATTACTCTAATGGTTCTAGTATACTTTCTAATATTACGACTGGAAATTTATCAGCAGGCAACGTTACTGTTAGTGGTAATCTAGTTGTAATTGGTAATATAGTTACTAGAAATTATGAAACAATCACAAATACTGAATATGCAAATAGCATCATTGCAAGTGGAAATATAACCGCAAGCGCAAATAT